ACTTTTGATCTGGCCCACAAGGTCGTCTGGCGTTTCCGTGAAAAGATCTTTAACCTGTGTTACGAGTACCCCAACATTCTCACCGGCAGTCTTTGTTTCGGCGTTGAACTCACCAAATGTAATGGTGCTAAGGAAGTCTGTGAAACCCTTCTTAACGGCATCAGTAGTCCCTTCCGGCAACAATAGATCTGCAAGCCCCCTAAACTTGAAGTCGTCTATTGAGCCGAAGTCAATCTTCAGGCCTGACAAAGTTTCGAACGCACGAGCAATCTTGTCAGCCTCAACAGAAAACTCACCCGCAGCGATCTTGCCCTTCTCGAATGCAACGGCAAGTTGAGTTCCGAGGATCTCAGCGGGGAGGAAGAGGGTTGTGATTACACCTTTAATGAAGGTGATAGAGGCGATGATTTCTGGCGTGTTGTCTTCGAGGCTTTCAGCGATACGTGTGCCGAAGTCGAAAGTGCCGTCAGATATACCCAGCTCTTTATTGACGGTTCCTAGGAACTTGACGAACACGTTGTCCAGTATGGTTTTGGTGTCGCCGAACGTCTTTCGCAGAGTAGCGAATTCTTTATCAATCTGGGTCGCGCCCTTGAGTATGGCTGTGAGTACACGGGGGGAGATCAACTCGCCCTCTGCGCCCAGTTTCTTTAACTGGTCAACGGACACACCGAACTCTTCGGCGATCAATTGGGATAGGCGTAAGTTGTTTTCTAGTACGGAGCGGAGTTCGTCACCATCTAATCGACCTTTACCCAAGGCCTGTGCGAACTGAATGGAGGCAGCGGCAGCCTCCCTTGTGGTGGCGCCGGTAATTCGGAAGGTTTTCTGTACCGCCTCAGTGGAGGCGAGTATCTGGGCCTGTGTGGCGCCATACCGTTCTGCTGAACGGCCAATTCTTGTGAGTAGAGTTCCCGTGGCCTCATAAGACGCACGGGTTCTCTGAGCTATTCTGAATACTTGGTCTTGAACGCCTTCCAAGTTCTGAAACTGGCCTTCCAGCAACTTCACTTGGTTGTTGATCTTTACGTATTCGTCAGCTTGTCGAGCAATGGCCGCTGTTGACCGAGCAATAATTGCGGTAGAAAAAAGAACGTTCAAGCCGCGCAAATTGTTGCGCACACCCGTCAACGACCTGTTGACCTTCTTCATCTCCCGATTTACGACATTCGCACCACGAGCACGTATGAGTAGGTCGATTGCTGCTGTCGCGGCCATTACTTACTTTTCCTTTGAGACAACATGAATACCTCCACCCATAAATTCTTTCTTAAGCGCTTCGGACGGAGACTCAGGTTCCGCAAACGAATCCAAGTTGAGAAATGCAAGCCATTGAACGAACTCCCTGTTAGAGAGCTTCTTTACTTCTGAGATAGGCATCCCGAGGTGTGAGCCAACTACGAACATGGCTCGAAGGTGCGGATGCCTTAGGAGTTTTTTGACTCTTCCTCTACAGCGTCCTCACCCAGAGCGTTCATCTCTGTGGCTGCCGCTGCGATTCGAGAAAGGATTCGTGCTGACTTCATGCCCAGCCTTACTACGTCTTCTTGTCCTTCGAATATCCGCTTACCCTTTTCATCACAGGCAACCAGAGACACAAGGAACGCCACGACGTTAGGTTCTGCAGCGTCTTCCATCTTCATGGCGTAGCGCTGGTATAGCTCAATCTCACCGACTGACATCTCTTTGACAAAGATAGAGCCGCCCCATTCAGGGATCTCTAGTTCTTTGATGTCGATGTCTTTGGCGTTAAAGATTTGATCTTTAGTTAACATTTATGCCTCCCCAGGCTTTTTAAACAGCAGTAAAGGTCACTGCACCAGTGATTCGGATTGAAACCGTTCCCTCATTCACACCGTCAACGCCGGTCTGAAAAGTGAATGATTTGACAATGCCGTCAAACGTAAACGTGTCACCACCTGTGTCAGGCGTGTTCAACGTGATTCGGAACTGCTCAACAGCACCAGATGCTTGAAGTGCGAACAGGCGGGCTTGACCCGTATCTGTGTCATCGCGGTTCACATCGATTGTCAATGAACCGAAGTCTCGCAGGCCGAGTCGAAACTCTTTGGCCGTGGAAGACAGATCGGTTATGTCAATCTCAGAAGCTTCTCCATCAAATGCAGAGATGTTTCTTACGTGAGAGATGGACTGAAACGTGGATAGCGCGTCCTCTACTTCAACCAGGGTGCCCTGACCGACTGATACGGCCATAGTTACCTCCTAAAGGAAAAATGTGTGTAGCCAGTTGGTACGGATCTCAACGAAATCCAGATCACCTATGGCTGTATCGGGTTCATCAACGCCTTGAAGCGTGATGGAAGGGATGTTCAGAGCATTGACTGAACGGATTAACTCGTCTCGCAGATCTACCGCCTTCAAAACCCAATCATCTCTGTGCGCCCGAAGGCGGATGTCGATGTAAAAGGTCTCTTGGTAGGTGCGGCCAGAGGTTGCAGAGCTGCCCAACGTGAGTGTTGAGTTGTCTGTATCTACCGGCACACCACCAGGCATTAAGATGAATGCGTGATCGAGTTCTTGGGGGATGCCATCGGTTTTGCCCAAATACTTGGGTTCCGGTAAGGCATCCATGATCCTTCTGATTGCTTCCGAGCTAGTAATCATCTGGACTCTCTGATCAATCGGGCGCTCATAAAGCCTTCTGAGTCTGGGGGAGAGATGTCCCTCACCTCATACTGCTTACCCAATATTGTTAAACGGTCTCCCTGAGCTACTGCGCCTTGATCCTCATGGATCATGACTTCAGGCTCTAATGCCTCCCACGATGGCCTTTCGATAAAAGGTTCGCTCGTGAAGATCACTCGGATACCAACCGACGATCTGCGTGTTACGCAATACCATTGGGCGGACTCCGACACTCCCTCGTCAGAAAACACTGAGAAGTCGAATAGTTCTTTCATGGAACCTCAAATAAAAACCCGAACCCGCCATAAAGACGGGACGGGAAGCCGGGGAGGCAAAATCGGATCTTAGGTAGTAGTACCTGTAACGATCAGTTCAGGGCGCTTGCAGATTGCAAGAGGATTGGACTGCGCTTCAACGGTCACGCCGCGGTCACGAGGATCAACGAAGACCCGTGAGTAACGAGGCAGACCCATGGTGTTGACTGTTGACATGTAATCAGCAGGACCAAACACCATTTCGAAGTAGCTTGTACCAGTAGGCACAGTGATCGCTTCGTTGTCACCAACGAACTGCTGACCACTTACCGTTCCGCGGTACTCCTCGAATACCATGCCTGCGAACTCAAACGAGCGACGGGCATAACGGCGTGATTTCTGCTGTGTGTCATAACGTTCGTAAGCGTCTTTCACTTCAGCATTGTCTACCAGAGAGTCGAAGAAGGTAGGACCACAGAAAGTGTGGAAGCCCGAGATAGGCTCGCCACCAGCGTTATCTTCGATGGTGCGCTGGATACCAGCAATCGTTGCACGAAGGCCGGGGGTTGCACTGTCGAGGTTGTAGTCCACAGAAGTGTTGGGGGTGACACCAAACTCAGTGAAGTAGTTCAGGACTGTAGAGCCATCGGCATCCAAGAACAGACCTTTGATCGCACCAACCATCATGTGTTCCCAGGTCGCTTCGAGAGACTTGGACATGCGGGTTTGGCGAAGGTTTACTTCCTGCATTACCTGAGACAGCTCACTCTCAGAACCAAACGCACGAATGCTTTGAACTTCGTCTGCATAGATGAAGTCTTCCAGCGCGATGCGAGAGATTGGGAAGTTGCGAACGTTACGCATGTCTTTGGTGTTCTGGTGAGGATTCGCACCCCTGGGTGAGATCGGAACCAGTGCCAGGGTGTTGTCGCGGCGCTCTACTTCAACGTAGGTCGTGCGTACTGGCGTAGCGGTAAAGATACCCGCCGAGCCAACCTGATGGGGTACATAAGGGATCGCATCAATCTCTTTGATCATTGAAGATTCAGAGAAGGCGTCCGCTTTAAATACGTCTAAATGTGCCATTTATAGTTCTCCTTAAACGGCGGCGCGGACGATGATGCCTTGAGCGGCAAGATCGGCAGTACCATTTGCGATGTTCGTGCCGTTAGCAGCGGCGAACCAAACGATCTCGCCCCCATTAACTTCTGCATCACGAACGATCACGGTCATTTCTTTGTCGGCAGCCAGGGCGCCATCAGTGCTTTCTAACAAGACACCAACAGCAACTTCTGAGCCGTCTGAACCAACGTCGTCATATTCAACGAACTTGCTGTCAGCGGTCAGTTGTGCAACTACTGCACCTGCCTTGAGGTTTTGGCCTGAAGCAACAACTCCAATATCCCGAGAGCGGTAGCCCGCAGCCTCAGAAACAAGGAAGCCGCCTGCGTGGCCTTCTTCGGTTTTTACAGCCATGGATTACTCTCCTGAAAAGGCTTTGTTTAAGTTGCTCACAGATGCACGGGCATTAGGCAACTCTTGGACTACGGGCTGGTCTTCTTCAGACTTGTGGCCCGGAACTACTTCAAGATCGCCCGTCATTTGACTTGCGATGTCGTCGTTTTTTTCTTTGTTGGCTTTCAGCACTTGAAGGGCGAACTGCTCTGCAGTGATACCGTCCTTAATTGCTTTCTCAGCGGCTTCGGCGTCAGGAGCGACTTGATGGATTTCTGCAATCCGTTCACGCTCTTGTTTGACAGCCTCATCCACTTTTTGGGTGATGTCTTCTTCAGCCGGGGTGTTAACCGCCTCGGCCTTAAACTCATCCCGAATCGCCTGTAACACTTCTGGGTGTTCGGCTTTCAGTGTTTCAAGATCCATAAGATCTCCGTCTTTGAGTTGAGGTTGGGAGGCGGGGGGTTTCGCCCCAGCCAGTTCTTGGAGGGCAACCGGCAAACCTTCGTAATCCGAAAGCTTGGAGAAGTCCTCCAGTGATGCAGCGATCTCCACCTTTCCGGTGATCTCATCTGCAAAACCGAGCTCGACAGCTTCGTTAGCGTCGATAAATGTTTCGTCTATAAACATTTGTTTGATAGTCGATCTGGATACGTCTTTACCCATCTTCTTGGAGCGGTCGTAGTACAGATCAATTGATTGGGTGGTCAGCGACTCAATGAGGTCAGCTCTACGGCGGATTTCCTTTGCGGTTCCGCCAACAAAACCCCGAGCCTCGTGAACCATGAAGTAAGCGTTCTCTGCGATAGAGATCTTGTCCGCGGCCTCAACGATGATTACGCCGGCCATTGATGCGGCAAGAGAGTCAATCTTTGCGTAGATCTTCGCGGGATGTTGTTTCAGTGCGGTTGCAATCGCCTTACCAGCGAATACGTCACCGCCATCTGAGTTCACATTGACCGTGATCTCATCCACATCACCCAAAGCTTTTAAGTCTTCGCGGAACTTCTGGGGGGTAACAGTAGAGTCACCTTCCCAATATGTTTTTTTACCAATTACCCCATAGATGTCGATCTCAGCCTTCTTATTGCCGAGAGAGCGCATTTCGATATTCACTTTATTCTCCTAAGGGAAGTTCATCGCGAGAGAGATTCGGTCTGGGCCAAGGTTGGTCTCTACCCAGTGATAGGAACTACCTTTAAAGCAGGCTATATCGCCTGGAATACAGGCAATCTCTCGCGTGTCGAACTGAAGCGCAGGGCCTTCCGTCAGGAAGTAAACTGCAGTGAGCTTTGAGGGCTCATGGTTGTGCCGGTGTATGGATGCACCAGTCGGAAGTATATTTGCCCACAAGGAGCCCCCAGACGCTTGTGCGGCGTCTCTGAGAAGGATCGCGTAGGGCTTAAACAGTTTGTGGTCGGTGAGCTCTCTTGTTGAGAACCTTGAAACCCCATCCCAGTTGGCGCGTAGCGCTAGGTGGTAGATGTACTCGAGCATGTCTTCATGACTGCTCTGGCTATCCAACTAGATTAATATCCAGCTCTTTACCGTTTTCATCGACGATAATTAGCTTTTTGAGCTGTTCGATAGTTAGCTTATTGTGCTGAGTCACATCGTCCGGGGTTGTGTCTAACTCGCCGTTCTGAGAGTTGGCGAGATCATTAAGACCATCAGCCTCTCTCACATCGAACTCTTCTTTAATCTGAGCGTGTACAGTCTGGAAGTCTGAGTTAGAGGACTCTCTAATCACTTTATCCCTAGACTTGGTGCCCAGGTTCACATGTATCAGATCTGCTTGTGCCGGCTTGAGAGGATCAATCTCTTCTCGTGGCACGCCAATCCATTCGGACTTCAACCACGCGGCTTTAGTCACTGGATCATTAAAGTAACCAGGCAGATCAACCACGCCCCTTGCAACAAGGTCGTCAACGAAGCGCGTGTAGACAGGCTGACAGAAGTGGTTCGACAGCCAATGTCTATGCATACGGAACGACTTCCACGCCTCCAATAAGGCTGCCCTGGAGGCCGAATAAGACGCCTGGAAGCGCTTTGTTAGCAACTCATAGGGTATGCCTAGACCAGAGCCAATCTCCGCTGTAATCGCGGAGAAAAACGTCTCAAACTCCGCATTGGGCCGGCCTGGAGCCGCGGTGGAGATCTTTTCTCCTGGGGCAAGCCCCACAATGTTCGCCGCGCCAATCTGAACCTCGGTGAAGTTGTCTTCCGTAATCGAGTCTATGTCACCGGGAATATCAGCGCCTTGGGATTCAATGAATACAGTAAACAAGCTAGCCAACAGTGCGGCCTTGAGCTCGTAGTCCTTGTAATCACCTAACTGTTTTAGATCTTCTATAACAGGGGCGAGAGCTGTCATGCCTCTAGGCTGGCCCGGACGCTTCTTGTGAAACAAGTGTAGGAACTGTCTCGACCCAGTAGAGCGTGCGAAAGGAACTACAGGCTTCCATGATTCTGGATTGCCGTGCTCAGAGAACTTGGTGTACTTAACCCAAAAGCGTTCTGCAGCACCGTTGTCGTCCACCTCGATGCCTTCCCACAGATTCGGCTTTGCCTGACGTAAACCTTCGTCAGGATCGGATACTCGGTCAGCCTCAATCAACTGAACCCTTAAGCGAGAGACCAAGGCGTTACTGTTGACGATGGGTAGACCGCCAAACACTTCGCCGGACTCCCACGTAGAACCCACAACCAATGCCTGTAACTCGGCAAAGGTCTGATGCCCCTCAATGTCACATCTAGGATCATTCGCCCATAAGACGAACAACCGCTCCAATTCTTTCTGCTTTAGTTGGGCCTGTTCTTTTGAAATACCCAGATATTCATAGTCAATCTGAGAGTTCAGAGACAAGCCAATGTTAACCGCGTTCTGAACCAGGGTGTCTTTGGCTGCCGCAGCTAACGCATTATTCCTCCCAAGATCCCTAGCGAATGCACGAGCGTTCTTGTACGACCCTTGCATGTCGTCACGCGCATTAGAGTTGAACGGTACTTGCCAGCGCTTACCCGGCTGACGGGTACGATCACCAGCTCTATACGCTGATGGGAATAGGGAGCTACCCGTTATATCTGTCAACGTGGTACTCCACTAACCATACGGCGTCCTCGATAAGCACCCGTGGAGGGGTTGTATCTGGAAGCCTCATTCATCAAGTCCGCTTCTCTTTGACGCATTTGCTCGAGGTTACGCTTTACGACTTTATCTCCAGCATTCACTTCGACTGCTTTAGCGGCCAGACGAATTGCTGCACGGATAGATTTCAGATCATCCAGAACTTCGTCGTAGTCTCTGCGTAATGTCATCAGTATCCCCTTGATACGTTTCTTCGGATTGGACGCCGAATGGATGGGGTTTCGTTATCTCGTTCTGAGATGACCCTGCCGTTTTCGTTTTGGGGTTTAGCCCATCCCGGCGGGTTATCCCAATTTATTTTGTCGCCCTTCATCAAAAGGATCGCAACATGCGCATACACACATAAGTCCCAGGCTTCGTTTGGCTTGCCGGAGAGGTTCTGCCAACCCTTCTTAGGATCTTTCGTCTCTCTGGATAACTCTTCGAAGTACGCTGTTCCCAACCACGATGGGAAGTGGTAGTAACCCGGACCTTTCTCTTCCCTCATCAGGTTGTTGCTTACGATGTCTTTGATCGAGTCAACGCGAACAATCCAGACGGGAACGTCACCTTTAGCCTCAGTAGATCTCGCTGCACCCTTTGTACTATCTGGGTAGCTCTGTCTAATCGCAGGACCGGCAGAGTTTCTGCTTTTGTCACCTTTAAGTAGGTGGAACTTCGGAGAAAGGCCTCGCTTACGAAGCTCTCTCCAAAATCTGTAGGCCTTCTCGGTTACAGAGCCCTTACCAAGTCGTGATGCCGCACCACCCGAGTCACATACCCATAGACTGGTGACCATCTCCTTCTTGGGGTCGGTTTCCAGCGGATATGAGGACGATAGAAGCGGTGTAATCGCATCCCAGTCCTCTAGGTAGGATGCTGGGTCCATAGCCTCAGGGGCGCCCGTATCATCCTTCCTTGTAGGGGAGAATCGAATATCAAAGCGGTCAATGACACAGACTTCTAAATCCACGCCAACCCCCGTTACTTGAACGGCGAATCGGTTGGCCTGAACGTCTATCTCACCAACAAGGAAGCGCACCCATGATGGGACAACTTTCGCTTTCGACTCAGAAGCCCTCGACTCCAGATCAGCAGAGCTGACTTGAGATAAGGCGTTCTTAGGAATGTAAACTTTGCACTGGTCGGTATTAACCGTGGTCTTTAAAGACTCTTCTGATCCCGTCGCCTCAAACTCTCTCGTTGAGTTGATGAACTTCGTCACCATCTGAGCCCAGTCCTGAAATGCGGCTGCAGGGCCAGGAACCCAGTAAGAAGCTATGTCGGAGTGGGGCGGCTCACCAATGATCTCCCCCTTCTCCATACGCTGACCATCAGCCAACCAAACGCCTCTACGGTTTAGGCCGGCACGATCACCTTGAGTATGCCCCCCACCACAGTGAGGGCAGCACAATAGGGCGCCTTTACCAGCGTCGAATGCGTTCTCTTCCTCGTTATCCCATGCGAAGTGGTCGAAGATGGGCTCGAACCATTCATCACAGTGAGAACAAGGCCAATACCATCTTCGTCGATCACCGTAGTTATACAGTGCAACAATACCCTGGCATGGCGGGGCTTCATGGGGTGTCTTTGGTATCCATGATGGGTCTAACAAATCAAACGACGGAGAACTTTCTGCCGCGGTCATCGCCTTAGACCCGAACGTGGTAGTGCGTTTCTGTGCAAGCCAATAAGGCGCACCCTCACCATCCACGTCCTGAGGCATCCGGTCATAGTCAGTCAATAGGACGACAGGAACCGGACGACCCGCTAATTCATTCTTTGACGGCCAAACCATTGTGGTCATCGCGCCGTTACGCCAGATCTTCTCCAACACGTTGTCGTCTTGGTGTCGGGCGGTTCTCTCCGCTTTTAGAGCAGGAGTATGGTTAACCATTCGATCTAAACGTCTTTTAGAGAAGTCCTTGGCGGCACCATGACTCTTCTCCACTACCAGAACGTCTCTGGGCTGACATACCGCGGCATGTTCAACTACGTTCAATACGATGGCTTCGGTCTTACCCGACTGTGCGGGGGCAACCATGATGACGCCTTTCTTTCTACGGCTAGTCATCATCTGTTGGGGTTCGACCATGTAAGGGAGAATCGCGTTCTTCCACTTGATCGAACCTTTGTCAGGATCGTATATGACCCTGTACTCTTCGGCGGCCTCAGCCACATCCATTCGTGAATTGGTGTTGAGCAGTTCAATCCAATCCAACCACCCGTCTTTGACCTGTGCGTAATCAGGCCATGTCGGGTTGTCCCGCTTTAGAGCAGGAACCAAGTGAAGTGCGGGTCTAGCCATCTAGCATGGCCCTATGCGCAACGTACAACTTCTGCTGAGTCTCTTCCGCCGCCACGTCAATCGTCTCGATCACCGTAACGTCAGGATCACAATCCCTCTCAACAAGACTCGAAACACCAGAGAGAAATTCGATACACACCTTCAATTGGCCTGTAACGAACTTTCGCACGTCTTCTCGGGTATAGAGCTCACCACGCTTCAACCGAAGATCGTCAGCGAGCATCTCGGCCTTGATGTCGTCTTGTACGGCTTTACCCGTTTTAGACTTCGACTCACGCTTGCCATCAAGTGCGTCTATGAACGTCTTGAGCGTGTACATGGGCTTGTTGTTTTCTGAATAACCCTCAGGCTCGATACCGTCTAGCGCAGCCTCTATGAAGTCTTGGTGTCTACCAAAGATCTTCCGCATGTGATAAGCGGTGAATAACTCTG